AAGGTAATTGTTTCATTATCTACATCTATGTTAATATCTGATAATTCTTCTACATTGCTTACAACAGCGTTTATTGTATCTGCTATTTGAGGAATATTTGTTGAGTCTAATATTTGTGTAGGGTCTTCGGATGTTAAAATCCCTAATTTATTTAATTTTTGTTCCAATTGTTTTAATATATCTAAAGTATCATTTATTGAATCTACAAATTCCATTTCTTTAGATATTTCAATTTCATCACCTGTAACTACTGCATAATTATCTATATTAAATTTAAGCGACCTTGTAATCTTGTTGGCTTTTTCTTTAATATTTTTGATGGGGCTTTTTACTGATTTAGGAATAGGAGATGCTTTAGTTAAATCTAACACGAATGGTTTTACTTGTAATGTTAATTTAAAAGTTCTAGGAGCCTGTCTTAACTTTACTGTTACTAAATCATCTAATGCCTTCAATATTTCTGCTTTACTTTTAGTACCATCTAAATTTTCAAATAGTTTGTTTTCCTTTATTAGTAATTCTTTTAATTTTTCCCTAGATATAGGTGCAGTTCCACGTATAACTTTAATAGCAAAATCTTCATCTACTTCTTTTTCTTTCATTCCTACTTCTTTAAATTCAATTCCGCCTAATGTATTACTTAATTTGTTAATAACATTTTCTACGTATTTTGTAATTATTTTATCTATTTAATCATGTCCGGGAATTTTCTTTAATTTTTTTCCATTAAGTTCATATTTATATCTTTCTATCCTAACATTATGAATTTCTATACCTTCTACCATTAGTAAAAAATTTGTTACATCTTCTTCTGTTTGAAAATCAGTGCTCCAATCTGGCATATTCGCATCTTCTCGTATAGCCTCACCTAATTCAGCAAAATATGTTCCATGTTCTTCGACAGTAGTTTCTGTTTTACCTTCGCCTAGTTCTTCATATATAGCAGCACTTTCAGATTCTAAAATATCTTGTAATAATTTATTATATTTCTTTTTAATTTTTTCTAAAGGTTCTTTTACTTCTTTTGCATAATTAGGGTCAGAAGTAAAAGGCCATAATAATCTATACTCCATAGCCGTTTCTTCTGGGTGTTCTCTATTTACAATTTCTAATGCTATCATTTTTGCTACTACATCATCTACTGTTAGCATAGCCATAATGGGATTTGCTTTTAGTTCTTTTTTAGCAATATTTGCCCTAGTTAGTTTTTCGTTTAAAACTAAGTCATGAACTTCTTCTAGCCATTCAGCCACTTTTACTTTAAATTCTCTAGACTCAGTATCGGTTTCAGCACCCATTGATTCTAATATCTGTTCTTTTATATTATCGATATAATCTCTTACTGATTCAGGTCTTATTTCAACTTGTAGCCATTTTTCTACAAATTCTCCTATTGGTATACCTAATGACTCAAATGCAAGTTTTGTAGTATCTGCTTGAATATAAGTTTCTTCACTTTCTTCCATTTCTGTTAATACTTCTTGTATTATTGGGTCATTTACTTCAGTTGGTGAAAGTCTATAAAAATACTTACTTTCAGGAGTTTGATTTTTAATATCTCCTAAACTAATATCAGTGTTAAAATATGTACCATCCTTGACCCTTTCTTCTAGTTTTTCTAAAAAAGCAGTACCTGATAATCTTTCAGATAATAAATTACTAAGAACTTCTCCCTTACCTTCATCATCTATAACAATTAATGTACGTATAGTAGATTCTTCTATACCTGTACTATCTAAGTATGAACCAATAGATAATTTTAATAATTCTTTGAAAGCGTTATTATTTATAATATCAAATGTACTACTTACAAAACCTCGAATTGTTTCTAAGGCTTCTAAGTCTTCATCATGAGCAAATAACCAACTGGCGAGATTTCTTTTTAATTGTGTTATATTATTAATACGTGTAGTATTTGTTAATACAAGACTCGGATTTTCTTGACTATCTATTGTAGTAGTATATGCAGTTTTAGGAAAAATAAAATCACCTAATACTTCTACTGCTGTTTGTATATTATACTTTTGATTTTCGGCAATACCCGTATAACCTTCTATACTATCAACGTTGGTTGAATCTTTTGGTTCAGTAGTCAAAAGATGTTCACCCCACTATGGCGTAAACCTCTAAATCTGACCAAGAGTTTGACTCAATTCTTAGACCTTCACTACACATGATATTTAGACCATTATAAAATTGTTGTAGGGCTTCGGCACTACCATCTGCTGCAAAATTATAATAGAATTTCATAACTAAACCATCTGTATCTCCACCATCAGAATCAATAACTAATCCTGCATCAGTACCATCTGCTGTTAAAGTTTGGTCTACTACGATTACTGTTGAATCTAAACTAAGAATAGTTAATCCCGCTATATTGTTTGCTGACTCATCAGCACCCGAAGTAGTAATTTTTTGTCCAATAAATAATCCTTTATCAGCCCATGTTCCACTACTTAAAGTGATAGTATCGGGTGCAGTTGCTAAAGCAACGGCTGCCGGGACAGTAAAACCTGAACCTATATTATTATCATAAATACTAATAATTCCCCCAATATCTGTACCGGGGTTTGTTCCCATAATCATTATTCCTTTCAAAACACAAGGATTTCTATGAGAACCCCTGTTAGCATCATTAAATTGATTTAAAATTTTAATGACGTTTGTATTCTGTGTAATACGTACGCTTCTATTCCTAGACATTTTATCACCGACTTAGTTACCACTACCTGTAAACCCACTTATAAACTTAATGTAAGTAGGCTCACAGATAGCGGTCATAAATATTTATTCTTCTTCTTCAGACGATAATAAACCTAACAAGGTTGATTTCGTATCTAATTTAGAATATTTTAATCCGCGTTCATCACACAAAGACTTTAGTTCTGATTTAGTCATAGAAAGAGAAGGTTCCTCTTGGGCTTCATCGGAAGATTCTTCTTCCTCCACCGCAAGAGTTTCTTCAACAGTTTCTTCAACAGTTTCTTCAACTAATTCAGTTGTTTCTTCTACTGTTTCTTCTGTTGTTTCACCTTCAATTTCCCAACCTGCATCATTACTTAATCTAGGCAACCAATCATCGGGTACTTCTGTCCACATATTAGGATAAAATTCTCTGCCATATACACGACAAAATCCATTTAAGTAACGTACTCGTACCATCTTATTCACCTCAAAGGTTACCCCAAACTCGCACTCTAATTGTGGTATCATTAATGTTTGCTGCATTAGAAATTTCAACTTCATCAGCAACTGTTGAATCATACATTAATACTTTGAAACTTTCTCCATCGTAAGTACCACTTGCGTCATCCGATACATCAATTACTGCATCAATTCCTGTTCCTAGAGAAACGCCTGTAATGACTACTGCTGAAATAGTGCTTAAGCCTAATGAAGCGGCTGTAACTCTATCTGCTGTATGATACACCGTAAATAGTAGTGCAGCATCTACGCAATATTCATTTCCCATAACGCTTGGTTTGTCTGAACCTAAATGGTCTGCTATCAGATTAACTGTAAAAGTCATCTTATATCACACTCACTGTAAGTTCGTGATTTTACCTTGTCCCTTAAAGAAGGTACAAACTAATTCAGCAATCGTTCGGTACATACCACGGTTTCCGAGTTTTCCAACGCCGAATGGGTCGCCAGAATCAATTCCACCTTCAAAGTATTCAGTAGGTTTTAGAGTACATAGGAAAAGATGGTCAGTATCTAGGATAAATATATCCGATAGACCGCTTCCAGAACCAGTACTTCCCATATCCTTACAAGGAATAATAGGAATATCATGGTATGTAGCAACCTTGAAACCAACTTCTCTACCTTTAACTCCACGAACTCCACTATGACTAGGCATAATTTCAGTTCGACCCATGAATCTTTCTTGGGATTGTAGTAATTCGCCGAGGGCTTGAATTGTATCATACCCTGTTAGAATAACCTTTGGAGAACCGCCTCTAATCTGTAACTCACGCAAAGTTGTGTTAAGAATATTTAGAGTTAGGTTTCTACGTGCAGCATAACTTGACCCATAATTAACATATGCGTTTAGCCAATCAGCACCTGATGCTGCTCTTGCATGACCATACATATTAATTAATTGTGCGTTACCAGTTTGTGTACCGGTAATAATTACACCGCCGTCCATAGCGTTAACTTCATCATAGGAAGAAACAACCTTATACAAAGATGTTAAGTTATTTCCAATTCCACTAATTGATGAAGAACCACTAATATGTGATTCAAGTGGCATTAATGCCATATGATTCATTACTTCTGCGTGAGAAACACCGACTTCTTCACGGTAAGCAGCCATAATGTCTCCTACACCGTCATCAATCTTTGCCATAGCAGCAGCAAGTTCTGAAATCTCGAACTGATGTGCAATTGTTTTTGGGCTTGCATACATTACATCATATACTGGCTTTAGAGGACTTAATCCATCTGTTGCGCTTGTAGTAAATGCTGCATTTTCTGCTACACCACCAATGTTTGCTTCTGTTAAAGAACCGTGACCAGTTCCACCAGCAGTATTCCAAACATCAGCAGCACCACCAAGGGCGCGCTCTTTAAGAATACGCCAACCGGAGGAACTCCAAGGTTTCTTAGGTAAAACACTTAATGCGTTAATTTCGCGGTTAAGCATTGACCAAACTTTCTGTCCATAAACTATATTATATAATCCACTACCAGCAGCAGCAGAAGCCAAAGTAGTATCGTGAATTGAATGAATTCCCGATTCAACACCAGCGGACTTTAATAGTCCATATCCTGCTCCACCATAAGTGGCTCTTTCTAAATCTTGTATTGTTCTAATTGTATTTACACTCATTTAATTCACCCCTGTAAATCATGGAATAGTTGGTTAACTTCTTCCCATGATAATTCTCCTACATTCTGCATCTTAATAACCATTTCTTCACTTAATTGCGGGCCTGCTGCAACAGCATCAACCTGCTTAGTAATAATTTCATTACCACTTTCTAGAGACTTTCGCAAATCTGCGAATTCAGCCTTTAGAGAAGCAACTTCAGATGCTGCATCATAGTTAGCCTTCTCAATTGCGGCTGACTCGGCTTTTAATTCGTTAGCGTAAATAGCCTCGAATTGGTCCTTAATTACATCATATGTTCTTGCTTCTTCCTTCTCTAACTTAAATTGCTCGTAAGCCTTTGCTAGAGTTTCTTCCGTCAAATCTAAACTCGAAACTGAGTCAGACTTTCGTGAAATAAAGTTTTTAAACTCTCCACTATAACGTCCAGTTAAAGCACCGTCATTTCGGGACTGTCCTGTTTCGTTATGTCCATAGACAACTGAATCGGCCTTTTCTTCCAAATCGTCTAACATTTCTTCATCTCCTTCTTCTGCCTTATATTCTCCTAATTCTAATCCTTCTTCTTCTTCTAAGGGTGCTCCCTCGACTTCCATAAGTTCTTCTTCCATCGAGTCATCCTTCTTAATATCGACCTGCTCTCTTAGAGCAGATACAACTTCATTAAATTCTTCTAATGCTTTTGCTATTTCTTCAGACATTTTATCATCTTCCTTTTTTAATTCTTTTACTATATCAAATTTCGCTTCGGGGTTTATTCCTTCTTCACAAATCGTCACTTCATGTAACTCCAACTTATCTATTTCCTTATACGTTCCTATGTCGGGGTCATATCGGTTGGACTTGTGAAGTGCTTGTCCCCCGATACTGAAAGAGCGTAAATTCCCCCTACGAATTTCACGCCCAACTTCTCTTGCCTTTTCTATATCATCTCTTAAC